GCTACCGTACGCAATCCATCTGGACCAAGAAAAATTAGATCACCCGCAAATTCTTGTATAGTATTACCATTGATGCATCCAATGTCGCGTGTAACAGGGGCTACAGTAAAATCACTAGAAGAACTACCCGTTACTTTAAATATTCTGTTTTCACAAAAAATAAATAGACTTTCACGGAAAACTTTAAGGCCAACAATTGTATCATCAACTTTAATACTACCTGCGCCACTGCCACTGTTAAATGCATCTTCGTCAAAAGGCTGACTAAATACTACTTCTTGTGGAGTGCTTGACATACCAGCGTAGAACATGTGTTCTCTATATGCTACTACTAGACTTGCACCCTCTACAGAAGACTCTGTAACATCGGTTGCTGCCAAAGAGGTATTGAATACTGTGGGATCATTAGCCCCATCTACTATAATAAGTTTATCATTGCCATCAAAGTTGAAGCGTTCAAAAGAATATTTGGTAGCACTTGTACGGCCTGTGTCTCTTGATGTCCACGACTCTGATACAGGTGTAAGACTTGTATTACCACTTTGTGTATGTGCTGCAGCTGTAGTGCTATTAGCCGCCCGTGTAACACCCGTAAATGTTGTGGCAGTTACACCAGTATAGGTAAACTGTTCATCATTTATTTGCAACGTTCCACTAGAACTAAAACCTGTAGTAGATTCTACAGTAATAGTGCCTGAACCTGTCATGCTAGTATCGGCAGCAATTGCGCTAGTACTATCTGTACCTAATATAGTAGATGCACTAGACCAAATTTTTGTACCACGAGCTGCTACTACTTTGTTATCAAAGTTAGTAACCATCAGAACTTGTTCACTACTAGAAGAAGTATATGGCACTACTTGACGAATATGCTTTTGAAACCCAAGTATGCGTTTATAGCCACCTTCAATATCCGGCTCAAAGTTTTCTAACTGTAATGCCTGTCCCGGTTGCATAATAAAAGTAGAACGATTAGCTACTAATCCACCTTCACAAACAAAGGGCAAAGTTCCTGTCTCAGCCATTATTCAGCCCTTACGTTACTAGAACCCCTAGAGTTACCTGTGTATGGTATATACGTAGAACGGACATACTCAAATTTATTAACAAGAAGGGTTTGCATGTTTTTAATTCCTTGCTCAAATCTAGCAAAGTTAATGCCGTATTGTTGTGCCTCACCTCTATATTGATACACATATGCTGTTGCACCATCTACAATAACAGGGGAAAATCTATCTGGGACTGATGTTGTGCTGTCGTGCGCAGCTAAGTCTGTAGGAAAAGTAAAGTAATCATATTTTAATGTATACTCTTTTTCAGGAAAGGGATATAAAAGATAGTTATTATCTAAGGTTCTAACCACATAGGTAGGTGCAGAACCCCCTTCAAATTGTGCAACTTGTACGCCACTTGCGTGTGTTGTTGCTGTAGTTCCCTCTGCACCACGAGTACATCCTGTTATTGTTGTGGAGGAACCGATACCCGTGTACGTAATAACTTCACTACCTACATATACTTTACCTGTTGCATCAAAGCCTGTGGTACTTGTAACAGTAAGTGTTGTAACTGAATCTGTATGAGATTGACTAAGCGTTGTCGTAGTAATTTCATCTTCTTGCGTGATGTAAGCATTAAGGTATTCATTGTAATCTAACTTACGCAGTCTACCACCAACAATAGCAAGGTCTGTATCTTTAACTATTCTAAATGTATTATAATCAATTGTTTTAGCAGTAGCAGGAATACTGTACCGGACACTACCCGGAACTACTGTTTCTGTATTTGTAGCGTGATTAAATGGGTAGTTAAACTCACGCTGGTTAATATATCTAATAGCTTCATTAACAGCGTTTTTAGCTTGCGTTTGAATGCCACGAGATGATGCAAAGTTAGCAGAAGTTAACTCAACTTCATTTAGTTTAGCCAACACTTTATTTGTTAATGTGAGAAATGTTTCAGCCATTATATTCCCTTAAACAGAAGTGAGGGGGCAAGTTTCCCTGCCCCGTCACATTGTATTTACGCGAGTTGATCGCGGTCCACTTCTTGAGCAGTCATGTCGCCCGGATCGTCAACATCCAAACAGACAGCAAACATGCGGATTTTACCGCCTGTTGTTGTACCTGTCATTGCTTGAATTTCAACATCAATGGTATCAGAAGTGCCACCAATAAGAACAGGAGTTTGTCCTGCCTTAAAAGCGTAGTCACCTGCTGATGCACCATCAAAATCAAACCCGTCAACAAAGTTGTCCAGATCACCTCCGGTAATACCAAAGTCAAAATCTGTGTCAGTTGAAGTACCTGTATGAGCAGATGTTACTTCAAAGCCAGCACACATGATGAGAGTATTAGCCGGAATAGTCAAACCCGGAATCACATCGTTAGCAGCGAGGGCTGTACCCTTATCGCTTGCCGCCGTTGCAAAGTTCAACTCTGCAGAAAGCAGGTATGGTTTACGTCCACGTGCGTCATTGCCTCGTGCTACGGAAGTAGTATTATCACCTAGAGCCATAATTCAATCTCCCTTAAACCAAGCAGAAACGGGCGTTTACAAGAGCTTCAGGACGAAGAATCTTGCGGCCGTACAAATGCATACCACGAACAATGTCAGCAAAGCTGTCTGGATCACGGTATGTCTCAGTCTTGTTGATTTGCTCTGCAGTAGCAACAGCAGATGAATGTCCACCAACAATTACACCAAAGTTAGAACTATTCGTACCACCTGTGGTAGCAGAACCTGTTCCAATTGAAGGAAGGTTGTTGGAAACATACACTTGGAAGCCGTGCAGATTATTAATCACAAGACCATTGCGAAGACCACCGCTTTCACCGAAGTCAGAGTTCAGAAGTTTTGAGTCTTCATCCTTCAGCACTTCCATGAATACTGGGTCTACAACAAGCCAGCGGCCCTGTGTATCAACATTTTGCTGGTCTAGCTTGCGAGCCATACGAGCAATAATCATGGTTGGATTAGCGTTACCTGAACCCGGTACTGAAGAAGCACCCGGTAGGCGTGGCTGAATGCCAATACCATTATTAGCAGAACCACCAAAGTCATTAGCGTCAACCTGCATTTCAGTTAGCAGTTCGTTAGTACCTGCAGTTGAAATAGCTTTTGAGCCGTTTACAGTAGTGTTAGCTGTGTCAGCAGCACCGTGAAGTGCAGACTGTTTGAATCCAGCCATGTAACCAAGAACATCTTGGTCAAACTGGTCAGCGAGGCGATACGCAGCACGATCACTTGCCAGTGATTGGAAGTTAACGTGTGAGTGTGCCTCTTCAATGTCATCAACCTTAAATGCAAAGTAGTTAGCTTTGTCAATTGTTAGGCTGAAGTCTTCGTCATCAAGGTCTTGCGGAGTGATAGTAGTACCACGGGCGTAAGCCTTGACAGTGATTTCGGGTTCCTTAATAATCTTAACGGAATCTCCCATCTGAGCAATCTCACCAAAGTAGTCATTGTTGGTGATTGCTTCAGCAACAGCACTCTTGCGGAAAGCAAGTTGCACCTGTTTGCTGTAAATGATTGGAGAGAAGTTACCGTTAGGAAGATTACCATATCCCGATGCGGTAGTAAATGCCATTTTAAATTCTCCTATTAGCATTTTCACAGATGCAAACTAACTAGACTATTCAGAGGCTGACCTACATGGGTGCGTATCTTAGTAAGGTGGCCGCCCTACTATTCAACGGGCCTTGCTTATCAGGTAATCCGTAAGACTTTGTTGTTTGCTGAATTGGTGTAAGCTGATAGCGAACCACACTTACACCTTTGTTACATATAGTTATACTAAAAAATATCTATATGTCAACACTTTTTTCTTTAGGTATCTCAATAAAATTCATATTCATACTGAAAGACCTTCTTTCACCCTTCGTATAGAAAGGATATACACAATGAAATAGTTGAGAAGGGAATACGTAAAAGTCTCCTACCTGTGGCTTAACTACAAAGTTTGTGCATGTATATCCTGAAGGAGTACCACTAGCAAACTGTATATGTCCATTGGCAGGATGATGATCTTTATAATCTTCTTCCCACTCTTCTTCTATTCCATCTGGCAATTTCAAATACCCTACACATGACAAGCGAGAGCCAGTATGTATGTGTAGAGGATTATATTCGTTTTCAAATTGACGAACAAACCAACCGGACACTACTTGTAGTCCATAGTCGTACTTTTCATTATCCATCTTCTTACTGCCCATAGTGTTTCGGTCATCTGTATAGGCTTGGTACATACCTATAAATCTACCTAAACCCTCTTGGGCAATTTTAATAGTGTCATCATTAAAAGCTAATTCTTCAGACACTTTACCTACTAAATTTTCAGAGTAGTCCTCTAGCCTATTAGACATTTTACTATTTAAGCTATCTACTAACTCTTCAGGCATACGATAGTATCCCATAGTGGGACCAAACGGAGCAAGAAGATGAATATCTTTTTCAGGTTTGAATATGATACTCATCGTGCCGATCCTGACACATCATAAATAAACTTTCCACTACGGATAGCTTCCATGATTTCGTCAGCATGTTTTTCGTATTGTTGAGGAGACATACTCTGTACCTCTGATTCTTTCAGGTATGTAGAAGTCTCATTGCCTTGTGGCTTACTTCTTTTATTTTTTGGCGCAACTGCTTCTGCTGCACTTTTATCGTTCTTACCCTTAGACGGTTTGCTAATTCCTCTATCTCCTTTATAGAGGTCAATTGCTCTTGCTGCTGATTTTGCGTCATTATCATTCTCATACAGCGCATCCTGTACCCACTTAGGTTGTTCTTCTGCCCACTCGTGAAAATCATCACTGTCACGAATGTCATCAAAGTCTGGATGCAGACGCATAAGTTCCGCTTCTGCTTTTTCTTTCTTAGCATCATATTGCATTTCATCAATTACCTTCATGCGTTCTTCCAAGCTATCTGCTTGTTCTTTCGCTTTTTTAATGGCAATTGTTTCTACAATGGCAGCAACGTCAGGGTAATTCTTAGCCCAACTTTCTAAATCTTCTTCTGACTTAGGTAGCCTCATTTCTTTTTTTGTTGCGGAACTTAGCTGAGACTTTAATTTATCTATCTCCTCTTTAAATTCCACTGCTTGTTTTTGTTGATGCCTACGAAGATCAGAGTAACGCTTCTTAAATGTTTTTTCTTCTGCGCTATCTGGTTCCTTATCTTCAGGTTCCGTATCTCCTACTTCCCCTTTTTGTTCTTTCATAAGCTGTTCAAGTTCTTCCTCATCAATCTTGCGTTTTTCTTCGTTAGTATATTTACGATTTGCAAATGCAACTTTCTTAGGTGACTGCATTTCTTCAGTCATAATTTCGGCTTCTGCCATTTTATTTACTCCTTGTTGGGGCCAACGTAGCCACACCTGTCGGGTGGGGGATGGGTAGGCCAACTGATTGCGGTTAATTTTTTAAAAGCTAACCCGCTTTGCTTTTCTTAATAATACTCATCGTCCATTCCTGTGGGTTCACCAGTAAAGGCTCCTGCTGTTCCTGTAGGATCACGGCCTTTTTCAATAGCTGTTTCCATAGTTTCTGTACCCGGACCACCATAGCTTTCACCCCTATCAACTGCTGCTTGGAAAGACTCTTGTGCCGCAGCTTGTGCTTGGGCGAAGGCTTTTTCATTTTTCTCTGCAATTGCTTTTTGATTAGCTAACTCTTTAGCTTTTGTTACCTCTCTCATTAAAGTATTGAAAGATTTTTTCTGACCTGCGGAAGTTAATGATACTCCATACGTATTTGCTAAAGCCTCTACTGCTTTACTAGCATACGCTTCAGTACGTTTATTTCCTTTTTCATCCACAAAAACATCTTTTATTTCGGGGGACTCCATTACTCTATTAATACTTGCTGCTATAACGTTTTGCTTTTGGGGTGACATAGTATGTAACGGGTCTTTGTCCTCATATACCCCAGATAGTTGTCCCATTTTTTCTGGGGATGAGAATGTAGCTGTACCGCCTCTAAACGCATCTAAAACTCCACCAACAGCGGCGGCTTGTGCGGCTCCT